TATTTATAACAAAATACGTATTTAAACAATGGGATATTTAAATAACTCAGTAGTAACAGTAGATGCTATCCTAACAGATAAGGGTAGAGAGTTACTTGCTAAAAACGATGGTACGTTCCGTATCACTCAATTCGCTTTATCTGATGACGAAATCGATTATACACTTTATAATCCAACTAACCCTTCAGGTTCAGCTTTCTATGGTCAAGCAATTGAAAACATGCCTTTGCTAGAGGCATTCCCTCTTGTAACTCAAGAGATGAAGTATGTGTTAACTACACTACCTCGTGGAACCTCTAAGATGCCAGTACTTGATCTAGGGTATGCAGCAATTACTTTAAAACAAGGTGCTTCACTTGCTATTACTCCTCAAACCCTAAACTATTTAGGTGGTAATACAACATTTGAATCTTCTGGTTACACTGCAACTATCTCAGATGTTAGAACACTTAGCACATTCAATGGAGTAGGTGTTAATACAGCGGATGCAACCGCACTTAATTCAACAACTACTATTGGTACTAACGTATCTAAAACTGTAGTAGGTACTACAATTAATCTAACTGCAACTACTGTAAATACGTTGTTTGGTTCAAATAACTTTTTACAAGCTACTTTAACAGTAGTAGGTAGAGATTCAGGAGCTCGTATTACAATTCCTGTAACTATTACTAAAACTTCAGCTAATTAATAGATATGTCATTTAAAAGATTTACCCCATCCGATTTTTTAGTATCTGCTGATTCAGTTACAGCTCCATGTTGGACTAATAATGTATATGATTTAACTAATTTTTTTACTAGTTCTACTCAAGAAAATAGTTCACAAGGTGATTATGTTTTAGCTGTTTATCAAACAGCCTCTACAGATAGTACTGCGGCTATCCAATTTTATTTAGGGTATGCTAATGCTTTAGGTTCAGGTTCTGATGCTTATAATTCTCAGATACCACAATATTCACCTTCTTCTACACTTTATGGACAATGGAGAAACCTTATATTAGAAGATGAAAACGCTAACTTTTTGTTTGGAAATGTTACCCAATCAGATTTTTTCATTATCTCAGTAGAAAGAGCTAATTACAAACAATCCCTTCTACCAGGTTCACTTAATCTTCTTTTATCAGGATCAGGCACTACTAAAATAACCCTAACTGATAATAGTAATGATATTTCAGTAGTACCTTACATTAATGGTACTAGAGTGTATCAATTAGTTTCAGGATCAAATGGGTCAGCTGTATCTACAACGGCTGCTGGTTCCACTGTAGCAGGACAAACTGCTTCTGGTTCTTATGGATGGTTTGTACCTGATATGGGAGCTATTTTATTAAATGCCCAAGCTTTAGCTTTAACAGCCGCCAGCGGTGGTATAGCTTTATCCTATAGTGGTTCTTTTGGAAACCAAGCTAATGTATCTAATGGATATAATAATACTATAATTTACACAGCAATTTCTAGAGGTGATTCATTTGAACTTAACTCTCAAGAAAACGTTACCTCAGACTATGTGTTTATAAGACCACAAAATGCTGAGTTTAACTATACAACTAACCCATCATTTATAACAGGTTCAACTGGTGAAGTACTTTACTCTACTTCTATTAATAACCCCCAAGTATACATCACAACAGTAGGTTTATACAATGATGCAAACGAGTTGTTAGCTGTAGCTAAATTATCTAGACCATTAGTTAAAGACTTTACTAAAGAAGCTCTAATCCGCGTTAAGCTAGATTTCTAATGAATGAGTGCTTGGAAACAATTTTTAACATCTGATATAATTGTTAGCCCGTTTGTGGTTAACAAAGGATTTACTTTTACACCAGGTACCTCAAGTGGGCAATTTGCTTATTTAGGTTATACTAGTAGTGTTAGTGGGGAAATTATTAATGATGAGGCTGTAGGGATTAATCGCTTTTTAGGAATAAACGGGGATTATTATACTACTTCATCCTTAACGGGGCAGCTTACAAGTAGCCTTTCAGGTAGTGTTCCTTCTTATTTAGCAGATTTTACTCAATATAATCAAACGTTAGTTTATAGTTCTATTCAACAATTATATTATTCTAACTTTTTAACTGCTAGTGCCGGAGATAATGTTGCTACTGCTAGTATATTTTTAGGTAGTGATCCTAGTGGAAATATTTTAGTTGGGGGTGTGGAAAGCCCTTTATATGATAATTTTTTACAATCTACTTTACTTCCCAATAGATTTTGGCCTACTGCAAGTGGGGCTGAAATAGCTGTAGTTTCTATTCCTTCTAAGTTATACGGAGATTATATTCAACCTACTTCACTTAGAATGACTGTAAATTATGTAAATAATTCTACTTCACATTCTATACTTTTATCAGATGATGGAGAAGGTAATTTAGTAATTGATGGAACTACTGCTAATGTAGGTAATGTTATATACCCTCACGGTATGATAGTCTTTACTAACTCAGCATCATACTTTAACGATGGTTATGGAATTTCATTTTATGGAATTGACTATTATGGTTCGGGATTAGGACATTTACCTGTAGCCTCTGATGTAGCAAATAATAACATAACTTTATCTTTTTCAAGTTCATATACTATATATGAAACACAATATAAATGTACTATTAGAGAAAGTGAATTTAACGCTACTTTAAACCCATCAGCTCAAAAGAGTGGATCTGTAGTAGAAGTAAGTGGGAGTTATTTTTATCAAAGAGGAAATGGAACATTAGCTAATAATGTTACAGGTTCATATTTTTCTCCTTATGTTACTACAGTAGGGTTATATGACAATTTCCAAAATCTTTTAGCAGTAGGAAAACTATCTCAACCTCTCCCAACATCAGCAACTACGGATACAACTATATTAGTTAATATAGATAAATAATTTATCAATATTTATAATTAACAGATTTAAGTAAAAGAAATGGCTAAAGTATTAAAAAATATATTCACAACGGGTTCAGACGCTATAATCCAGAATTATATTATAAATTCATGGCACGTTTCTCAGTCTGTTGATGCTTTTACTGGGGCAGATGCCTATGATATTGCTTTAAGTGGCAGTTTTAATCTTACTGGTTCACTTTATACTAATGTAGCTACTATTAATAGTACTGGATCATATACTGCATTAGTTAAAGATAATGCTACAAATCAAATACTTGCTAATACTGCTTTTACATCTGGTACATCGGGTACTTCAGGAACTTCAGGCACATCTGGTACTTCGGGTTCTTCAGGAACTAGTGGAACAAGTGGTAGTTCTGGTCTTTCAGGTATAAATGGTTCTTCAGGAACAAGCGGTTCTTCAGGTTCATCTGGCTCAAGTGGTTCATCAGGTTCAAGTGGAACTTCAGGAAGCTCAGGTTCATCAGGAACTTCAGGTTCAAGTGGTTCTTCTGGTACTTCAGGTTCAAGTGGTTCTTCTGGTTTAAGTGGTATAAACGGAACTTCGGGAACATCAGGTGTTACAGGCCCAGTAGGTCCACAAGGTCCTCAAGGAACAAACGGGACTTCAGGAACAAGTGGTTCATCAGGCCTTTCAGGTGTAAATGGTACTTCAGGTACTTCAGGAGTAGTTGGACCACAAGGCCCACAAGGAACAGGGGGTTCATCAGGAACAAGTGGTTCATCCGGTCTCTCAGGTATAAACGGAACTTCGGGAACATCAGGTGCTACAGGTCAAATAGGCCCCCAAGGTCCTCAAGGAACAAATGGAACTTCGGGAACAAGTGGTTCATCCGGTCTCTCAGGTATAAATGGTACTTCAGGAACATCAGGTGCTATAGGTCCAGTAGGTCCACAAGGTCCCCAAGGAACAAATGGAACTTCGGGAACAAGTGGAACTTCAGGCAGCTCAGGTTTATCCGGCATAAATGGTACTTCGGGAACATCAGGTGCTATAGGTCCAGTAGGTCCACAAGGTCCCCAAGGAACAAATGGAACTTCGGGAACAAGTGGGACTTCAGGTTCATCTGGTCTTTCCGGAATAAATGGTACTTCAGGTACTTCTGGTTCTTCGGGTTCTTCAGGTGGTACTGGTTCACCGGGTCCTGCAGGTCCAGTAGGTCCTGCTGGTACTTCAGGTACTTCAGGTTCATCTGGTCTTTCAGGTATAAACGGAACTTCGGGTACTTCTGGAATTTCAGGTACAAGTGGTTCGTCAGGAAGTAGTGGTACTTCTGGTTTAGGAACATCAGGTACTTCAGGAACTTCAGGTGTAGGAACTTCAGGTTCATCTGGTCTTTCAGGTATAAATGGTTCAAGTGGTACTTCAGGAACATCAGGAAACGGAGTAGGTAATTTTTCTCCAGGAACCCCCGCTGTTGCAGCATTTGTAGATGTTCCTGATGATGTTGGTTATAACCCTGCAGGTTGGATTAAAATTTCAATAAGTGGAACTGACTATTTTGTTCCAGCCTGGACATTAGGAGATTAAAAATAAATAAATTATGTGGTTATATCAAAATAAAGAGGTCCTCTCTCTAGAGGATCTCCCCCAAGACACATACGGTTTTATCTATATAGTTACTCACTTACCCTCAGGTAAATCCTATATTGGAAAAAAATCGTTATTCCATAACGTAAAGAAAAAACTCACCAAAAAGCAACTCGCTGAACAAACTGGTAGAGGTAGAAAACCAACCACTGAGGTAATTCAAAAAGAAAGTGATTGGAAAACCTACTACGGTTCAGCTAAACCTATTTTAGATTTGATAAAAGAAGGTAAGCAAGAAGAATTTACTCGCGAGATTTTACAGTTGGTTCCCAATAAAAAGTTATTAACTTACTACGAATGTAAATTTTTGTTTATGTTAGGGGTCATAGAACAACAAGACGGATACTTTAACGACAACATTCTTGGTAAGTTCTTCAGAAAAGACTTTGCAGAGTAAGATATTGTTCGTATCTTACTCAATATGGTAAATCAACTAGTAGTCAACTTAGTTAACTCTGTTATAGGACACGGCAAACCCACTGCTCGAGGTAATCAAGCACATATTTGCCCCCTATGTAACCACCACAAACCTAAACTCGAAATCAATTTTGATGAGAATGCTGCTCACTATCAGAGTTGGCATTGTTGGGTTTGCGATGCTAGAGGCT